TTTATAGTTCAAACTGGTAACGGCCAAATCAGATTAAATACTGATGATAGTAATAATGGAGGAACTGGTCAAGTAGAACCTCTTGCAAGAGCACAAACATTAGTAGATATTTTAGATGCAATGATTACAGCAATCTCAAATCAAGTTTTTGCTACTCCTTCTGGTCCATCTGCAAAAGGTCCATTAAATTTACCAGAATTTGACCAGATTAAAGCTAGATTAGACCAAATTAAATCAACTAAAAACTTTACGGAGTAAATCATGTCTTGGAAATTGTTCAAAGTAAATATGTTACTCTACATGAACAATCCATTAGCTATTAGTGGATTTCCTTTATTTGGTGCAAAATTAGCACTTGAATATGATTTATGTATGAGGAGAGGAGGTCAGCTGATAAACAAAAATCCAGTACAGACGGGTAATGTTCCCTTGTTTTCTCAACTTATGAATGTTGCACATACTACTGCTTTGACAAAAACTCAACCAGGTCAACATGCGTTTTTAAAAGATGTTGGTAATGCAGTAAAAGGATATTGGACTGGTGCAACTCTTTTACCATTTCCTACACCTATTATACCTGCACCAGGTTCTGCTCAAAATATAATTGCAAACTCTGCAATGGTAACCTCGCCTGGTACTTGGCCAAATGTTCCATTTGAGATACCAACTGATTCATCATTAGTTTTTTTAGATATGATGGTTTTGTTTATGCAAATACATCTTCTATCAATTAAAGGTATGTACATGACTACATCGCTATATCCATCAGCACCATCTCCCATACCTGGACCTGGTGTAGTACAATTTACAGGATACTCAATACCAAATATACCATTTCCTGCTTTTAAACTCACAGGTAGTTCTGCATCTGAACAATTTGGAAAAGATGGTAACTTTGGTTCATTAAATGGAAGTGCATTTGGAGGTAGGGATGTACCATTTAATCCTGGCCAACAAGGAGAAGATAGTGAAAAATTAGATAATGAGTTAAGACAAGAATTATCATCTGGTAATTTAAATAGTAATTTAGATGCAATATTAAAATCAGAAAGTGATAAAAATAAATTAGGAAGAAAGCGATTCTTTACTGAAGCTGATTTAGCTATAGTAAAGTTGATTGATGAACAGCCAAATAAAGAAACACAAAAATCATTACAACAAATAAGAGCAGAACTTGAGGAGGAAAGAAGAAAGTGTTGTGTTGATTGTTAAATCTATAAAACTAACAAAGATATATTTATATTAAGATAAAAGAAAACAAATTACAATGGATTCAAAAAAATTAGTAAAAGTAATAAAAACAATAGTGGAAGCAGAAGTTGCAAAGAAACACGAGAAGTTTCTTAAGGAACAGTTTCCAGCAATACTTGATGAAGCTGTAAAAGGTAAAATGAAATCTTCTAATAAAACCCAAGTGGTGAGTGAAGAAGTAGACCCTTTTGAAATGGCTAATCAAGTATTACAAAATGAAAGAGAAGAGCAACCAAAGAGACAGTTCACTAAAAATGATGCAATAAACGAAGCTCTTAACAATACAAAACCATTCACTAAAGAACAAAGAGCAGGGGGAACACAACAAACTAAATCTGTGTTAGATTCATTTCAACAACCTGTAAATGAAAGTATGGATAAAACAGTTTCGTTTACTCAACAAGGAGCACAAACTGGACTAGGTGGAATGAGAGCATCAATGGCTGCACAAATGGGATATGGAGATATGCCAGGAGCTGGTGGAGCTAAAAAGAGTGGATTAGGTGTTCAGACAGGATTGGCTGGATTAGATAGAATTTTAAACAGAGATAACTCTGCATTAGTAAAAAAGTTTAAAAGATAATGATACAAGGATTAATTATATTAGTAATGTTGGGAGCTTCAGTATTCGTTCTCACTAAAACTTTAAAAAAGAAAAGTTCTGGTGATTGTGGATGTGGAAATTGTCAATGTGGAGGATAAAAAGTGGCATACGTTGTAGGTAAAAAGATTGTAAAGGATACCCAAGAGGAGTTTGATAATCATGCATATGGTTTTCAGTATCCTACTAATGGTGGAACTTTGTTTCAACCAACCTACACATCATATGAAGCCGCAAAAACAAATTTAAGAAATCTTCTTCTTACTGCAAGAGGTGAAAGAGTTATGCAACCAGAATTTGGTACTGGTTTACATGACCTTCTATTTGAACAAATGGGAGATGATTTTGAAGATAGATTAGTTGATACAATAACTGATAGTGTAAACTTTTGGTTACCTTATATTAATATAGATGAAATAAATGTAGAGCTAACTGATGAAATGAAAGATAAAAACCAAGTTGGAATGAATATAAAATTTTCAGTTGGAGATAATATAGAAACAGATAGTGTATCTTTTACATTACAGGGATAATAAATTATGGCACTTAATACAGGAAATATAAAAAATAAAGGAAGAGATATAAAATATCTTAATAAAGATTTCGGCCAATTTAGAGAAAATCTAGTTGAGTTCGCTAAAACCTATTTCCCACAAACATATTCGGATTTTAATGAATCATCACCAGGTATGATGTTCATAGAAATGGCATCTTATGTAGGAGATGTACTTGGGTATTATATAGATGATACTTTAAAAGAATCTATGATTCATTCCGCTGAAGATAGAAGTAATGTTGTGGCTCTTGCAAATTTCTTGGGATATAAACCAAAAGTTACATCTGCTGGATTAACAAGATTATCTGTATATCAACTTGTACCAAGTAAAAGAAAGGCAAGTGGAAATTTATATGATGGTGATAATAGATTTGATTTAGACCCTGGATATCTTATAAGAATAAAAGAAGGAATGAATGTTACTTCTGCATCTACTGGTATAACCTTTAGAACGACTGAACTTGTAGATTTTAATGACTTAACAGAAAGAGAAGTTTCTGTTTATGAAAGAAATGAATTAGGAGAACCTACGTTTTATCTGATTAGAAAATATGTTAATGCAATTTCAGCAGAATTAAATACGATTAATATTTCGTTTGGCTCACCACAACAATTTTCAAAAATAGATATTGCTGATACAAATGTAATAGAAATATATGATGTAAGAGATTCAAATGGAAATAAATGGTATGAAGTACCTTATCTTGCACAAGAATTGGTTTATACTGATTATGCAAATACAGACCAATTTGATACTGATTTATATCAATTTAAAGACTCTGTATCTCAAATATTAAAAGTAACAAAAACATCAAGAAGATTTGTAAGACAAATAAATGAAGATAACACTACAACATTAGTATTTGGGGGAGGAAACTCAACATCATCGGATGAAACCTTTTTACCAAATTTTAAAAATGTAGGATTAGGATTAAATAATTCAATAGATAGATTAGGTGCATCATTTGACCCAGCTAACTTCTTAAAATCAAAATCTTATGGTCAGGCACCAAGTAATACAACTTTAACAATAAGATATTTTACTGGTGGAGGTGTTTCCGCAAATGTACCTGTGAATGATTTAACTCAAATTGATGCTATAGAATTTGATGAAGATTTATCTTTGTTTGATGATGATGAAATAACTCTTTATAGATTTTGTAAAAATTCTGTAGCAGTAGATAATGAAATTCCTGCTAGTGGTGGTAGAGGTGCTGAAACGATTGATGAAATTAGAGAAAATGCACTTGCACACTTCGGTTCACAAAACAGAGCAGTAACAAGAAAAGATTACCAAGTTAGGGCACTTGCACTTCCAGCTAAATATGGAGGTATTGCAAAAGCATATACAGCACCAGATGGGGAGTTAGATAATAATTCACCTTCTTCTATTTTAGCTTCACCTGATTCATTAGATGAGTTTGCAGGATTAGTTTTAGATTTACAAGAACAAAATTTAACAGAAACAGAAATAAAAACCCAACTTCAAACTTTTTTAACAAATAAAAAAGGAACAGTAAACGAAAAAAATAATCCATTCGCTATTAATCTATACACACTTGGATATAATTCTGATAAAAAACTTGTATCACTTAACAAAGCAGTCAAAGAAAACCTTAAAACATATCTATCTGAATATAGAATGTTAACTGATGGTATAAATCTTTTAGATGGATTTGTTATTAATATTGCTGTGGATTTTGAAATTAGAGTTTTTAATTCATATAACAAAAGAGAAGTTTTACTTCAATGTATTACAGAAATAGAAAATTATTTCAACATAGATAATTGGACATTCAACCAACCAATCAATATTTCTGAACTAGAATTAACAATTGCATCAGTTGAGGGAGTTCAGTCGGTACCAAAGTGTATAATTGAAAATAAATGTGGAGGTACTTATTCTAAACACAAATACAACATAGAAACTGCAACAAAGGGTAAAATGGTATTTCCATCACTTGACCCATCAGTATTTGAATTAAAATATCCTGGCAAGGATATAAAAGGGAGGGTTCTATAATGTATCATTTTGTAACAGCATCAAAAGATGCAACGATTTACTTACAACAACCAACTCAAAACACAGGATTAGATGAGATATTAGAAGTATCTAAAACTTATTATGGAAGTTTAAAAGATATTGCACACACCTTAATTAAATTTGAAACTACTCCCCTATCTCAATCAATAGTAAGTGGTGATATCACAATGAGTTCTGCTGAAATGATTTTAAGAGAATGTGAATCATCGGAGATTCCTATCGATTATACAATATATGCATATGCAGTAACTCAATCTTGGGAAATGGGTATTGGTACTCGTTTCGATGATATTACTACTGATGGTGTTTCTTGGAATTCAGTAAGAACAGGTGTAGATTGGTTAACACAAGAAAACCATTCAGCAGATACAACTGGTTCTTTGAATGGTAAGGGAGGAACTTGGTTTACTGGTTCTTATTCAACACAATCATTCTCATACGAAACATCTGATTTAGAAATGGATGTTAAAACGACCATGGATAGTTGGATTAGTGGTTCCCTTCCAAATGAAGGATTTATCCTCAAATATACTTCATCATTAGAAAGTGATACCAATGACTACGGACAACTAAAATTCTTTTCGAAAGAAACAAATACCATTTACCAACCTAAATTAAGAATTGGTTGGGATGATTCTTCGTTCTCTACTGGTTCTTTAACAGAACTTACCGCTGATGATATTCATGTAACATTCAAAAGATTAAAGACCAGATACAAGCGTGGAAGTAAACCTGAAATCAGAGTTTTCGGTAGAGAGAAATATCCTCTTAAAACATACACTAATCAATACTCTTATACAGATGTAAAATATTTACCATCATCTACTTATTATCAAGTAAAGGATGTAATTACAGATGAAGTAATTGTTCCATTTTCAGATTATACAAAAGTATCATGCGATTCGAGTGGTAATTATTTTAAATTAAATCTTTCTAATTGGGAAATTAATAGAGATTATTATATTGAAATTAAAGTAGATAGAGATGGTGTAATTGAATACTTTGAAGATAAGGATTTAACTTTTACGATAGAGAAATAAAATGAGTTTACACGATAGATTTAGAATTGATGAGCTTGTAAAAAGAGGTTCAAAGGCAATACCAAGAAATAGTGGTGATGGTATTGTTGTGCGTAGAGTTGATAAAAAAGAAGTTAAACCCACTCCTGTTTCTTTATCTGATAAACCTAAACCATATGGTACAATACCTATTCGTGGCAAACAAGTAGAGCCTAAGTTAAAAACAGACTTATTAGAACCAATCGTTGAAGAAAAAGAAGAACAAATTTCTTTTAGTGGAGAAACTTCATCCCACTTAGAAAGACCATATTACGATGAAGAACAGCTACAAAAAGCAGTTGATGTTAAGGTTGATGAGTTAATAAAACCAAAAAAACAAGACAGAGGGAGATATATAAAATATGAAAAGTATGAAAAAGTACTTGAAGATATAGCGGCCCTTACTGAGGCAAACGCTCAACTCCAATCCCAACTTTCAGAAAAAGATTCTATTATATCTAAATTGGAAGCGGCCATACTTGGATTAGAATCAGATGTTGTTGCTGCACAAGAAGCATTAAAACAATCAGAGGCTCAATTTGAATCTTTAAAAAATAGATATGAAGAGTTACTTGCAGATTTTCAAAATGCAGTACTGAAGGGTACTAAAGAAGGTATAGAAAGAGTCTCTCTGACTGCTCAAGTAAGAGGTCTTGGAGCTCAAAAAGAAACACTCGCATCTCAGTTAGAATCTGAGAGAGGTATTGTTAAAAATTTAAGAGGTGCAAATGAAACACTTCAAGATACCATTAGAGCAAACCAAAAAATCGCAGAACAACAAATAGCCGCAGCTAATGCACAAGTAAAAGCGGCTCAAGCAACCGCAACAACCGCGGCAAATTCTAAAAAGAAAAAAATTATTTGTAATGAACTTTACAGACAAGGATATCTACCAGAACTTATTTGGGATGCCGATGAAAGATGGGGTGATAAGACATTCCTCACAGACCCTAAGTTGGTAATTGGGTATCAAATGTGGGCAAGAAAAGTTGTGGAGTTTATGAGAAGAAAACCTCAGTACACTCCAATTATATATTTCTTATGTAAACCATGGACAGAGTGGATGGCATATGATTTGGGTGTATTACCAAAAAATAATTTAAGAGGACAATTTACTCACTTTGTGGGTAGATATTTCTCTTATATGGTTTATGATTTATTTGGTGGAAAAGAGTTATTTAAAAGATATAATAAAGTACTTGGATAATGGCAATAGACGGGTTTAAAGAAATAGTAGAAAGACGAGGATATAAAGTAAACTCTGAAGATAGAAAAATCTTCGAGAAAGAAATTGGTAAGTCTTATTTCGGCCTTGGAAATGCCGATATGATTGAATTTGTTTTATTTGATGCAAATGATAACAAACTGCCACAAGGAGAAGATGGTAAATTTGTTAGATACATTCATTTAAATGATTCAAATATTAAAGATTATTTTTTAATATCTAATAATACTTTTACTAAAAAAATTAATGGAGCATCTGAATTTATAGTAGATATAGAACGTTTAGTAAGAGAAGCCGGATATTCAAATGGTATTTTTAAAACCCAAGTAACACTATTAAATAGAAGAGCTGGTTCTGAAGAGGGTGATGTTGACAAACTTTGGATACACGAGATATCCCCAAGTAGAACAGAAATAAGAATATTACCATTAAAAAATAAAAATAATCCAAACTTAGAATTAGAAAAAAGATATCAAACTTTTGTAGATAAAAAACAATTTAGAGATGATACAATTTACTATGCTAAACGATATATTGAGAATATAACAACAGAGCGAGTTTTGGATTCATTTTCTACTATTAAAGGAACACAATCGGATGGTGAAACTTATAGAAATCTAATAAAAAAAGAATTTAAAATAGACAGTATAGAAAATTTTGTTAGAAAGGTTCGTGATAAATTCATTCAATCGATGGATTATTTTATATCAGGTAGAGAGTGGAATTTAAATAATATAAACTATGGTAAGCCAAAAGAAGAGTTAGATACGATAGAGTTGACAATAGAAACAATCAATAGAATTTGTGAACAATCGTTAACAATTATACTTCAAAATTATTTACCAAAAAGAACTATTCAAGAAGAAAATGAACTTACACCTGAGCAACAAATAACTTTTGATGAAGTTAAACAAATACTAAAATCATCAGTATCAGATACTGAATATGACTCAACTGTGCCTGATAAAATCGATGCGTTAATAAGAGGATGTAAAGACCCAGATGCACTCAACTATAATCCACAGGCTCAAGAAGATGATGGAAGTTGTAGATATCGTATTGTTATTGACCCAATAGAAGTAGGGGGATGTACAGATGCTATAGCACTCAACTATAACCCACAGGCAACTTTTGATGATGGTTCATGTAAATACAAAACAAAAATATTAAAGAAAACAGAAACTTACTATGTTTGGTCTGATAGGGGTGGTATAAAATATAAACAAGATGGTCAAATTAAAACTATTGAAGGTATAGAATATGATTCATTTAAAATAACATACGATGATGATAATACAATTAAGTTTACAGGTGATGTTAGATTAGTTCCAAAAGTTAAACAACCAGAACCAGTAATGCGTTCATATCAAATAAAAAACGCAACAGAAAAATTCTTAAAAGGTAACGAGTTGACGTTTGCTTACAAGGATGCATTGGGTAATGTAGTACAAGGAACTGCTATACGACCAGGAAGCTCAACAACTGTTTGTGCACAAAAAGGAAGTATAGTTCTACCACCAAATATGAAAGCTCGTGAACTTGGTGAATGTGGAATAGTTCCACCGCCAGACCCAATACTTGGTTGTACAGACCCTAAAGCTATAAACTATAAAGCAAGTGCAAATCAAGATGATGGAAGTTGTAAATATACTGTGAGAGGATGTACAGACCCTAAAGCATTAAATTATGATGCAACTGCAAATACTAACGATGGTAGCTGTAAATATGATGTAAGAGGATGTACAGACCCTAAAGCATTAAATTATGATAGAACTGCAACAAAAGATGATGGTTCTTGTAAATATCCACAAATAAAAGTAAGAGGTTGTACAGACTCAAGAGCAATAAATTACAACGCAGATGCAAATATTGATGATGGTAGCTGTAGATATACAAAACCTGGGGGTGGTACAGGTGGTTCCGGTGGTGGAGGAAGTTTAGGAGGTGGAACTTCAGATGGTAGACTAGATGATGGTTCTTTTGTAGATGACCGAAGCGATAGACTAGATAGGAATATGCAATAAAGATATTTATATAATATAGATAAAGATAAAATACACGGAAAAACTAAATGGCAGTAAACTTAGATTTTTACGATGAACAATTCTTCGATAATGACCCCTTTCTAAATCCAGGAGGTGGGGATAATATTATTAGAATTGATGATTTCGGTGGAGGAGGAGGTGGAGGTCCTATCACTTCCGGCGGAGGTGGTGGTACTGGTTCTACTGGTACAAAAACTGTGCTTGGATGTACAAACCCCTTAGCTAAAAACTATGATAGAACTGCAACAAAAGATGATGGTTCTTGTATTTATAGGCCACCTGAATTACCAGTTGTATTAGATAAAACACGAGAAGTTTACTTTCAATTTAAAACTTTACCAAATGAACAAGGAACCGTAACTGTTGATGGTGTAAAAACTGATTCTAAATCAGGATTTAGAACAACTGAAAAGGAGTTACTTACTCCTAAAATAGTTACTATTGTATATGATAATCCAAGATACACTGCAAATGAAACGTATAAGTTATCCGCTGTACAAAGAACTCTTTCAAAAGAAATTCGTCCGGTAATTACAAAAGATTTTGATGATGATATTGTTGTTAGAGATTTTGAAGATAGAATTAAATTTTCATCAGAACAAAATTTTAGACCAGATAATTTTTCATATAATATAGATGATGTAGGTAAAAATCCCAATTTACTTAGTTTAACAGGATTTGGAAACACAAACTTTCCTACTATTGATTATGAAAGACCTTCTACTGGTATTACTTTTGGTTTTGATAAATATTTACCACCAAGAGAATATACAAAACCACCAATTAGTTTTGGAAACTACAATTGGACTTACTATGAGGTTATTGTTGAGAGAAGAATAAAATCAACCAATCAATATGAAATAGTACCAACTCCATTAATAGACCCGATAAAAACCGGCGCATATTATGTAATACCAATATCATTTACACGAACTGATAATAATGCTGGTGGGCCTATTTTAGTAGATACCTACACTATTGATTTGGCAAGTGAACTCCAAGATGGCGAAATTGGATATGAATTATCCGATGGTAGGCGTGGTACACTTGATTTTGCTAAACAGTTAGATATAACTCTAAAGGCTAGTAGAATCAATGGAGAACCTCAAAGGCCAACTATTAAGTTATTTGCTGTAAAGCAGTTTCCCCATGACATTCAATTTTCACAAGTCATTAGTGTGAATAATAAAAATCCAGATGCAGAAATTTTAAGAAGAGAGATACCTGAACTATCTAATATTTCACAAAAATTAAAGGAGTTGGTAAAGGGAAGTGAGGCAACTTTTGAATTAGTACAAGGTGTTAAGAACTTTATTAGAGTTTCTTCTGATAAAATTAATCCTCCGCCTTCTCCAACTTCACCGATACTACGAGTAGATAGTAATAATATTATTTTTAATATTGCTAATTCAGAAAGTATATCAGTTGGATATAGTAGTAGATACGCAGATAGGGTTTTATATACATTAGGAAATGTAAAGAGAGAAATTGAGCCAAGTGGGACTATCACTTTAAAAAACGAAGATTTCATAAACGGTGTTGGTAGATACACAATGTATTTACAGCCGATATCAATAAAGAATGGTAGTGGTAAAATAGAAAAAGTAACAATAAATGTTCAAAGTAAAGATTACCTACCTGGACCAGATATAACACATATTAATTATCCTCAAAATATTAAGGGTGCGGATTTTAAAGAATATAATGTTGATTTCGATGTTTCATGGCAATCAGTAAATACAAATTATATTTTAATTTATGCCGAAAAGGTAACTGATAAAAATTTATTAAGAAAAGTTGCACCTGCTGGAAATCTTAGTTTAAATGTTGGTGAAGTTTTAAGAACTATTGGAAGTGAGTTAACAGAAGATAGAGATAAATCGGTATTCAAACTTTTATTTATACCATACAATGAAGAGGGTGATGAAAGAACTGCGGGAAAAACTGAGCAAGTAACTATCACATTTGATAAAGGTGATTTAAAATTAAGAAGACCTGCGGTTATCAATGATTTCAAATCTGCATTTATCAAAAACTTAAATCCAACCGGATTTGATGAATTAATATCACCTTTATTAACACACTATCTACATTTAGGTAGTGGTGATAATAAATTAATTGGTACTTGGGGAATTGATGATACAACTTTCGCAGAAGAGTATAGAGATGAATCAACAAATCAAGTTAAATATAGAAATGTTGAAAAGTCTCTTGTATTAAAATTATATGAACCTCTTCCACCAACAGTTACAACTAATGATTTAGTATGGGTTTCTAAAGTACACTCTATTCCACTAATTGACCAAATTACAATAATAGATGATGTAACTCAAGCATGTACACCACTCACTCCTAACTTTGATTTAGATATTGGTGATGATATTGGTTATCAGATTTTAGATGATTTAATATCAAGTGGTTCGGCAACATCAACTGATGTAGTAAATCAATTTATATCATCAAGTGGTATTACGTTAGATAATTTAGATATAAGTTTTGTATCTCAATCTTCAATAGAGGTTGAAAATGGAGATGGGTTACTGTTAGAAAAAACAGAAACCATAGATTATAATTGGAAAGAATTTGTAAAATATTCTTCAGCCGAAGAACGTGCAAGAAATTTTTATTATAAAGTACAACTGATAGAACACTATCAAAGTAAATATAACTTATTAACTTCTGGAAGTGGAACTACACAATGGACCGGTTCTATTTCAGTATTAAATGAGGCAAATAAACAGCTACTTAAAATATCAGAAGTTAAAAATGGATTTGATGCGTTTGAAAAGTATCTATACACTACAAGTGGTTCTCTTACATATCCAGGTGCAGGATTAAATGAATTATCAGCATCTGATGACTCAGTTTCTATTGATTGGTTGAATGGAATTATTGATTCTGGAGAAAAGTATGATTCAAATAATACTTCACGATTTGTTTATAATCTACCAGAACATATTCAAAATGATGAAAACGGTCAAGAGTTTATTTTATTCTTTGATATGATTGGCCAACATTTCGATATATTGTGGACTCATATTCGAGGTATATCTAAAACCAAAAACACAGAACATAAAAAAGATATTGGAATTCCAAGTGATTTAATTTATCATATGTTAGAATCTCTTGGTTGGGATGCTGATATGGGAGTTCAATCCCAATTCCTTTGGGAATATGCGTTTGGTAAACACTCTGATGGAACAGAAGTGTCTACAATGACCGGTAAAGAAAGACAACAACAGGTTTGGAGAAGATTATTAAACAACCTCCCATACCTATATAAACATAAAGGTACAAAGAGAGCGTTACACGCGGCGATGAGTTGTTATGGTGTTCCTGCTTCATTATTAACTGTAATGGAATTTGGAGGCCCTAAAGACCCAACAACAGATGCAACTGTTAATTTTACATTTGAAGATAGAACGGCAGCAATAAACATAAGCGGTTCTCAGAGAATTGATATACCTTGGAAAGAATATACAGAAACATCTGAATACCCCAATTCAGTTGAATTAAGATTCAACACAGAGGTTCGAGAAACCCAACAATTAATAAGTGGTAGTGACTGGAGTTTAAATGTTTTATCAGATACTGGTTCTCTTGCAAGAATCCAACTAATAGTAGGTTCAGATTCCGCATCAACAGAACCTGTGCCGTTCTTTAATGATGAATACACACAAATTGTTATAAATCGAGAAACAGGAAGTTCTGATGTATTTGAAGTATTTGTAAAAGAAGGATTCCAAGAAAGACTTAGAAATCAAGTTTCGGCTTCATTAACTACATCAGAAAAAGGATGGACAAGTGGTTCATATATTTCAATTGGTGGAACTGATATAACCGGTTCGGTTGATGAATTTAGATTATGGACAACTGCTTTATCAGAATCAAAAGTAGATAATCATACTTTATTACCAGATGCTATAGATGGTAATCATGTTTCATCATCAACTGAAGATTTAATTTTTAGATTAGATTTTGAGTATCCAAAAAATAGAAGCACGAGTGGAGACCCATATATTAAAAATGTTTCTATTAATCGTTCATATGATGAATCATATGCAACTGCTTCTAATTTTGATAACAACACATCATATCCATATCATTATACTCCATATGATAGAACTGTAACCGCAGTTGTTCCTTCAAGTGGATTCAATGTTGGTAATAAAGTAAGATTCGAAAGTCAAACAAAAATAACAGAACTATCATATAGAAGTAGAGCAACCAAAAAATCATATGACCAAGCACCAATTGATTCAGATAGATTAGGATTATTCTTTTCTCCAATAAAAGAGATTAATATGGATATTCTTAAATCTCTTGGTTCATTTAATATTGATAATTACATTGGTAGTTTTGAGGATGAATATTCTGATGAATATACTGAATTAAAATCTTTAAGAAATTATTACTTTGATAGATTTAATTTAAATTTATATGAATATATTCAACTTGTAAGATATATTGATAAATCTCTTTTTGATACTTTAGAATCACTTGTACCGGCGAGAGCCAAAGTATCAAGTGGATTATTAATTGAACCTCACATTCTCGAAAGAAATAAAACCAAGTGGAATAGACCACAGGCAGAAAATAAACAATATACAACTACTATTGATGTTGAAGAAGATGTGGATATTCAATTTACAAATCCCCAGTATTCAATGATATTGGATGTGGAGCAAGATGTAAATTTAATTGGAACAAATCCACAATATATTGGAAATGTAGATGCGGAAACTGATATTAATTTAGTAGGTACAACTCCTTTTTATTCCTCAAGTATATCGGCCGAAGAGGATATTAATCTATTAGGAACAATTACACGAAACAGCGGTTCTACTATGGGTGGAATTGAAATACATATTGATGCAAAAATAACAGGTTCAGTTAGTGGTCAGTATGATTCAACAAAATATCAACAAATTGGAATGGACCCTGAATCCATTTCAAGGTTAGGGTTTGGATTGTATGGTGAAAATGGAAACTCCCAAAGAACATATTTTGACCAATTTGGAAATATTCAAAAAGATAGAGTTAAGATATATTTATTAAAACAATCTTATACTGAAGATGTACCCCAAAATAGAGATTTCTTTGATGCATCAAGAGGAAGAGAGTTTGTACCACAAACAAAATACAGATATAAAATAAATATTTTACCATTTACTGGCTCTGATGGAAATGAAATGAGCTCATCAGTTGGTGGTGATATTGTAGAAGTAACACCACTTAATGGTTACTTTCCACTTCATTATAGAAATGTAGGGGATTTGACAAGTGGGTTAGAGAATTCATTCCACAATGGTTCTAAACAAACATCCGCTACAACACCCGATGGTGGTGCTGCGGTTGTAACATTTACAACTAATCCGAATACATTAAGAGTAAACGATAGTGGTAGAGGAAGTGGCGAACCAATTTTAGAGGTTGAATAATAAAGAAAATAACTAAAAATAATAAATGTTATATTTATATATTGAACAATAACAAGGAATTTTAAATTATGGCTTATTTAGATAATACCGAAATCACAGTAG